CGCAACGTGCCCGGCCTGTCATGGCATGTCGTGGGCAAGGGCGGCCACACGCGCTGTGGTCACCCGTTCCTCGCGCCTTCACCCTCGACTGTTGATCTGCCCCTAGAGGAGAAGTCCTGCGAGTCATGCCTGCGCCTGATCGAGCATGACGTGGAGAAAGGGCTCCTTGAGGATGCAAGCCGGGACCGTAGGATCGTGTCCGAATGGGACGCGACTCTCCCGCCAGTTGAGTCGAACGCATGAGCACTGCGGCACATCGCGAACAGCGCCGACTACTCGGGCTGCGGCGTGCCGTGCATTACACGATGGCGGGCGCACCTCCCGCTCCCATCCGGTCGCCCGCCGCCGTCAAGGTGGGCACCATGCCCAAGGTCAAGGCGTGATGCCGACCATGCCGCTACCTGCCTGCCTTGCGCCGCGTTGTCCTGGGCGTGCTGTGCATCGTGGGTACTGCGAGCAGCACAGGCGCACCACGACGGAGCGCGGGTACGGCAGCGCGCACCAGCGGGCACGCGCGTCGCTGCTGGCGACTCTCCCAGCGGCCTGCGGCTATTGCGGGCGGCTCATCCGGAGCGATGACGATTGGGTAGCGGCCCATCGAATCGACGGTGCCCCGTCGGCGGGCTGGATGGTGGCGCATCCGATGTGCAACGAGCGGGCGAAGGGTGCATAACGTGCACGCCTTGCATAACTACCCAACTGTCGCACGTCTACAGGTAGTGGTGTCGTGTTCGGAGACACTACAGGTGGGGGGGGCGGGCGCTGACGGGCTTCGGACTCGCCCCTCGCTGACCCGGGCGCCCGTTCGTGGGCGGCTCCAGGTATCCGCTATCCGGTGGTCCGGTGATTTATGCAGATCGTGACGCATAATCCCGCCCCGCCCTGGCGCAATCGCATCGTCGGCGCTGGTGACGTGCCGCCGACCGACCTGCTCGCTAACCCCGGCAACTGGCGAACTCATCCCGGCCCGCAGCGCGACGCCCTGCGCGGATCGCTCACCGAAGTCGGCTGGGTGCAGCAGATCCTCGTCAACCAGCGCACCGGCTACGTTGTGGACGGCCATGCGCGGGTCGAGGAGGCCATCATCCGCCAGGTCGCTACCGTCCCGGTGCTCTACGTCGACCTCAGCCCCGAGGAAGAGGCGCTGGTCCTCGCCACCCTCGACCCGATCGGCGCGATGGCGACGCGGGACGACGCGCGGCTCCAGGAGCTACTCAGCGGCCTCGTGGTTGACGACGCGGGCCTACAGGCGCTGTTGGCCGATCTCGCGCCCCTGAAGCCTGTGGTGGGCCTCACGGACCCCGACGACGTGCCTCCGCTCGGCGACGACTCGGGGATCAAGGCGGGCGACCTCTTCGCGCTCGGCGACCACCGGCTGATGTGCGGGGACTCGACCAAGGCCGAGGACGTGGCGCGTCTGATGGGCGGGCAGCGAGCGTCGCTCATGGCGACAGACCCGCCGTACCTCGTGGCGTATCGGGGCGGGACGCATCCCGCATCGAAGGCGAACGGTGGGGCCAAGAACCGAGACAAGGACTGGAGCGACAGCTACCACGAGGCGGGCGGCGCAGCCGAAGCCGAGGCCTTTTATCTGAAGTTCCTATCGGCTGCCGTCGCAGAGGCACTGGTGCCCGATGCCCCGTGGTACGTCTGGCATGCATCGCTCCGCCTGCGCGAGTTGATGAACTCGTGGGAAGCGGTCGGCGGGCTCGCCCACCAAGTCATCCTGTGGGTCAAGAGCCGAGCGGTCCTGACGTACTCAGATTTCATGCAGCAGAGCGAGTCGTGCCTTTACGGGTGGCTGAAGGGCAATCGGCCGGCGCATCGCCCGCCGCCCGAGACCCGCAACGTCTGGGAGATCGACCAGATCGGCCAATCGGATGGCATCCACCCGACCCAGAAGCCGGTGGACATCTTCAAGCGCCCGATCGAGTGGCACGTTGCGGCTGGCGGTCTCTGCTACGAACCATTCTCGGGTTCAGGGACGGCAATCATCGCCGCCGAGCAACTCGGCCGCCGCTGCTACGCGATGGAGATCGAGCCGCGCTACGTCGCGGTCGCCATCAAGCGGTGGGAAGACTTCACCGGACGTCGATCGGAGCGGATCGATGGGTAGCCGCGGCCCGCAGAAGATGCCCACCGCCCTGAAGGTACTCCACGGCGAGACCCGTTCGTCGCGCCTCAACAAGGCCGCCCCGAAGCCGCGGGCGAACCGCCCCGCGATGCCGCGCGACATGAGCCTGGACGCCAAGAAGGTCTGGGCGCGGATCATGCGCGACTTCGGGCACACCGGCATCCTGACGGCCGTCGACACCGACTCGTTCCGCGCCTACTGCGAGGCCGTCGCGCGCTACAAGCACGCCGCGACACTCCTGGAGTCGTCCGGTCCACTGGTACGGGGCCGGGACGGCAACCTCGTGCGGAACCCGCTGCACCAGATCGTGCGGGACAACGCGATCCTCATGCGCGCCTTCGCCCGGGAACTCGGCTTCGCCCCGGCCGCCCGCGAGGGCCTGACGATGCCGGACGCGACGAGCACCGATCCGTTCGATGCATGGGCGGAGGCCGCCCGATGACCGTCTCGACGCTCGCCCCGCGCGCCCGCCGCCAGATGCGCCCGCCGACACTGCCCGATGCCGTTACGCAGTACGCGCTCAACGCCGTGGCTGGCCGGGTGGTGGTCGGCACGCTGGTCCGCAAGGCCGCCGAACGCCATCTCGCCGACCTCGCCAACGGCGCGGCCCGCGGACTGCACTTCGACGCGGCGGCGGCCGACCGGGCGATCACGTTCTTCCTGCTCCTGCGCCACTACAAGGGCGAGTGGGGTCCCCATCCGGGCCATCCGCTCGGCGATCCGATCCGGCTCGAACCCTGGCAGATGTTCATTGTCGGCTCGCTCTTTGGCTGGAAGCGCGCCGACGGGATGCGCCGGTTCCGCTCGGTCTACGTCGAGGTCGCCAAGAAGAACGGGAAGACGCTGATCGCCGCTGGCATCGCCATCCTGCTCGGCTTCTTCGACGGGGAGGCCGGTGCCGAGGTCTACTCGGGCGCCACGAAACGAGACCAGGCCAAGCTGTCGTGGCTCGACGCGGTGACGATGGTCCGCAAGAACCCACGCCTCGCGGCGCGGATCCAGATCAGCGCCGGCTCGCTCTCCGATGTCGCCACGGCGTCGTTCTTCAAGCCGCTCGGGCAGGACAGCGACACCGATCAGGGCATCAACGTCCACGGCGCGATCATCGACGAGCTCCACGTCCACGTCGACCGGAGCCTACTGGACAACCTGGAGACCGCGGCCTCGGCCCGGCGTCAGCCGGTCATCTTCAAGATCACCACGGCCGGCGTGAAGCGCGACTCGGTGTGGGCCGAAGAGCGCGCCGATGCGGTCTCGGTCGTGGAAGGCCGCGCGACTGACGACTCGATGCTCGTGGGGATCTGGACCCTCGACGAGGGAGACGATCCCTTCGACGAGGCGGTCTGGCCGAAGGCGAACCCCAACCTCGACGTCAGCGTCAACCGCGACTTCATGCGTCAGCAGGCCGAGAAGGCCAAGCGCTCGCCGGGCGCACTCGCCGCGTTCCTCCGTTTCCGGGTCAACGTCCCGACCGCCGTCTCGACGCGGGCGATCGATATCGACGAGTGGGACCACCCGGACAATGCCGCGGCGCCAGTCATCCTCGACGGCGCAACGGTCTACGCGGGCCTCGACCTAGCATCCGTCCAGGACCTGACGGCCCTGATCCTCGTCCACCGCGATGCCGAGGGCTTCCTTAACGTCGACTGTCGCTTCTGGTGCCCGAAGGACGGCATCGAACACCGGTCGCGCGTCGACGGCGTGGCCTATGTCGACTGGGTGCGCGACGGCTTCCTGATCGCGACGCCCGGGAACGTCACGGACTACAGCTATGTTCGCGAAGAGGCGAAAGCGATCGCCGAGCGCGTCGATGTCGGCGAGATCGGGTATGACCGCTGGAACGCGTCGCAGCTGGTCACCGACCTCCAGGCCGACGGCGCGAACCTGGTGCCGGTCAGCCAGACGCACGCCGGTCTTTCGGCCGGCTGGCGCGAACTCGAGAAGGCGATCCTCGAGCACAAGCTCCGCCACGGCGGAAACCCGATCCTCCACTGGATGGCCGGCAACGTCGAGGTCGAGACGGATTCGGCGGGCAATCAGAAGCCGTCTAAGGCGCGGAGCACGGAACGCATCGACGGCATCGCGGCCCTGACGATGGCGATCGGGCGCGTGATCGTGCACGTCGAGGCCGAAGAGGCCGAGCCCGCCGTCCTCCTGGGGCGTGCCCGATGAAGCGCGTCCTGATTGTCGAGCGATTGGTCCTTCTCACCGGGATGGTCGCGATGGCGTTCGCCGTGGGCGCCTTTGACTGGCGGCTCGGCCTGTTTTTCGCGGGCGCGTTCGCGTTCGCCTCCTCCCTCGATATCCCGTGGAGGCGCACGTGAGCCTCATCCGCAGCATGCTCGCGCCGACCCGCCAGCGCGCCGACGGCGGTTGGTCCGGGTTCGCTGACTTCGGGGACCTGGTGGGCTGGATCTCGGGCAACGGGTTCCCGCTCCTGAACCAGACGTGGGCGACGAACAAGGAGGTCATCGAGGGCGACTTCGCGGGCCTGGTCCGGGGTGCATACCAGTCCAACGGGGTCGTGTTCGCCTGCCTGATGACCCGCTTCATGCTGTTCGCCGAGGCGCGGTTTGCGTTCCAGCAACTGCGCGGCGGCCGGCCGGGCGACCTGTTCGGGACGCCGGATTTGCAGATCATCGAACGGCCGGAGCCGGGGATGACGACCGGGGATCTCCTGACCGCGGGGATGCTCGACGCGGACCTCGCCGGGGACTGGTTCGGGATCCGCCGGCCGGGGCGCATCAAGCGACTGCGCCCCGACTGGACCTCCGTGATCGTGGGCTCCAAGAACCCCGCCACGGAGTACCCGGGGAGCGACCCGGACGCCGAGGTGGTGGGCTATTCGTTCAGTCCCAACGGCGCCTACGGCTCCGAGGTCTGGAGCTTCGGACCCGACGAGATCGCCCACTTCATGCCGATCCGGGACCCGCTGGCGCGCTATCGCGGGATGCCGCTGCCCACCGCCGTCCTCCGGGAGATCGCGGGCGATTCAGCAGCCACCGCCCACAAGCGCGCGTTCTTCGAGAACTCGGCGACCCCGAATCTGATCGTGAAGTTCCCGTCCACGATGCCGAAGCCGAAGGCGCAGGAGGCCATCGACCTCTTCGAGCAGGAGCACAAGGGCGCGTACAACGCCTACCGCACGATGTACCTCCTCGGAGGCGCGGAGGCCCAGGCCGTGGGCAAGGACCTCCAGCAGATGGACTTTGCCTCGGTCCAGGGCAAGGGCGAGACCCGGATCGCGGCCGCGATGAACGTCCACCCCGTCATCGTCGGGCTCTCCGAGGGGCTCCAGGGAAGCTCCCTCAACGCCGGCAACTTCGGGGCGGCCCGCCGACTCCACGCCGACAAGATGCTCCGCCCGGCGTGGCGCAACTTCGCGGGCTCGCTGGAGACCATCGTCTCGCCGCTCCCCGGATCGCGCCTCTGGTACGACGAGCGCGACGTGCCGTTCCTGCGCGAGGACATCAAGGACGCGGCCGACGTGCTCTCGATCGAGGCGACCGCCATGCGGACGCTCGGGGACGGCGGGTGGAACCACGACGCGGTGGTGGACGCCGTGACCTCCGGGGACCTCCGCCGGCTGGCAGGCCAGCACACCGGCATGGTGCCGGTCCAGCTCCAGGCGCCCGGCTCCTCCGCGGTCTCCGCGCAGCGTGACTTCATGCCGATGAGCGGCGCGTGGGTCGGCTCAGAGATCCTTCGCGGCGACCTCCTCAGCTCCAACCACCCGCTGGTGGCCGCGTTCCCCAGCCTGTTCCGGCCCGCGGTCGACTACGACCGGGCGGCCGTTCGCGTCTGGACACCCGTCCCGCCGGCGCTCCCGGCGCTAACAGGAGGGCAGTAGCATGCCGCCGACCATCCGTCAACTCGTCGAGGTCCCGTGGGCGATCCTCCCGAGCACGCTCCGCCAGATCGTCGATGCGGTCCAGTCCGGTCTCGTCATCTCCGGCGGCGCGATCACCGACCGCGGGTCCCCTGACGGGGGCGTGACCCGGACAGGGACGGTCTCCGTCATCCCCGTCCACGGCGCGATCGAGCACCGTTCCGACTGGATCTTCCGATCTCTCGGGACCGGAACCTCGGTCGAGACGCTGCGCGAGGCGCTCCGGACGGAGCTCAACGACCCGGCCGTGAAGGCCATCGTCCTCGACGTGGACTCCCCGGGCGGCTCCGTGGCGGGGATCACCGAGCTGGCGTCCGAGATCCGCGCGTCGCGGGGCGGGACGAAGCCGATCGTGGCGGTCGCCAACACGATGGCCGCCTCCGCCGCCTACTGGCTGGCCGCCTCCTGCGACGAGATGGTCGCGACGCCCTCCGCCCAGGTCGGCGCCATCGGGATCTACGCGGTCCACGAGGACGTGAGCCGGATGCTCGACAACCTCGGCGTGACGATGACGATCGTGTCCGCCGGC